CGGAGTGTTTAAGGAACTAAAAGAAGAAAAGTAATATGAAGAAATTTATTTTATTATCAGTGTTAGCATTTGTAGTCAGTTCTTGTGGCTACGAGATTAGGAAGAAACCCGAACCACCTAAGCCGAAACTGACAAAGGAGCAGATACGAAAGCAGGAGTATGAGCAAAGGTTGAAAGACTACGATGTACAGTTCTTGTTTGAGTGTAACGGAGTAAAGGTCTATCGTTTTCACGATGGTGGAGAGGATGTCTATTTTACAGATACAAACGGAGTGACAAAATATCAGTACACTACGAAAGCAGGAACACATAGGGTGCAATCTATTAACACAAGGAGGTAGCATGAACAGAGAAATATTATTTAGAGGGATAAATTTTCAGAAAGAATGGGTTTACGGAGACCTTTTCCATTCATACGCAAATAATGACATGGCTATTCTCTACTATAGAGAAGGTAGTAAGACACCTACGTTTGATGCTGTCTTTTCTGAAAGCGTTGGTCAGTACACAGGACTGAAAGACAAAAATGGGGTTAAAATATTTGAGGGAGACATAATTTCTCTTGGAGACCCAAATATTAAATATCTAACAATGTGTAGAAATGCAGGATTTGCCGCAAAGCAGATTGGCGCAAGTAGCTACATAGGTCTAACCTATTGGGCAAGCGACATAGAAGTATTGGGCAACGTAATAGACAACCCAGAACTTATAAAATAAAGCGTATGAAAAAGATAATGTTTAATGACAAGTACTGCCTGACATTTTCAGTGCTTGCCGGAAATAAGACAATGACAAGGCGAGTACTGAAAGTGCCTAAAACTTGTAATGGTAAAGAAGTGTATACTTTTAATATACTTACTAACAATGCAGGTACACAATGTGTGGATTTGGTTGATGAAAATGGAGGCGTATTAGACAGCTGGAAACCACATTATGAAGTTGGTGAAGTTGTAGCAATTGCGCAAAGCTACAAAGAACTATATCCTAATGCCGATTTTGAAATGGTCGGAAATGGGTTTATGACGGAGTCAGCAGGTTGGAACAATAAGATGTTCGTTAGAGCCAACTTAATGAAACGCCACATCAGAATTACAGATGTCAAGGTGGAACGATTGCAAGATATTTCAAAAGAAGATTGCCTTAAGGAAGGTATAATATTTATTGAACCATTATTTATTGGAGATGATGCTTACTTTTACGCTGTCAAACGTAAAGTGAGACAGATGTATGACAATATTCTTAAATTTTTCTCTTCTCCTCAAAGAGCCTACGCAGACTTAATTGATAAAATCAGTGGCAGGGGTACGTGGGAGAGTAACCCATGGGTGGTTGCGTATAGTTTTGAATTAGTAGATTAACGAATCGTCACGGAAAAGTCACGGAAAAGTCACGGAAATAAGGTGAAACGTAAAAAGTAAAACAAAGTAACTATGGAAGTAACATTAAAGGCTGGGGATAGCCTTAATATCCCAGAAGGCTGCAAGGCGGTAATCAAGGACAATGTGGTTGTTTTTGAGAGAGAAGAGAAAGAGGATATGCGGGAGTTTAAGGATGGTGACGTGTTGCACTCTACTTATGACAGTGTAGTACTTATTTTCAAGGATTATACTGATAGTACATATTTTTCTTCACACTACAATTGTAGTGGAGTGGGTAACAATATGTGGAGGATATGTTGTTTCCGCCACGCCACCGAAGAAGAAAAACAACTGCTCTTCAACAAGATGGAAGAGCAAGGGTTAAAATGGAATGCAGAAGAGAAGCGAGTGGAGAATATTAGGTGGAGAGCAACTGCTGGAAAAAGTTATTTTATATTTACCTCAGACTTTGATTCTTCTTGTTTTACAGAATGTTTTGCTACTAGTGATACACGTTTTTATAATTGTGGAAACTATTTTCAAACAAAAGAACACGCAGAAGAAGCTGCAAGGCGTGTGAAAGAAACATTGCGAAAGTACCACGAGGAGATAGGGGAATAATCATGGATATTCGTAAGATTAATATCGGTGATAAAGTCTGCAATAAAGAAGACGGATTCCCTATGACAGTCGTTGGGCTTTACTCAACTCTTGCCGACTTGAGCAACGGCACAGTTAACCTTGACTTCGAGGAAAACGAGGGCGACATGTGGGAGGAAGAAGCAAAAGACTTGCAACCATACCACAAAGTTTAATTATAAATAAAAATAAGATTATGCAAACAACAGTATTAAAAGAAGTGATTGCGTTCCTATTTGGGCGCAAGTACTATGCTAACATAGTAGCAACAAAAGGAACAGACAAGACAGAAATTTGTTCGTACATCTTCACCTGCAAAGAAGATGCAGACAAGCATCGTGACGGATTAGAGACGACACGGTCTTTCATCTTTATTGAAACGATATCATTCCGCTCCCACAAAGAGTATTAAAAGATAAACCGCACATAACCTTTAAGTGTAATATATTTGCACTATGATGATGAATATTCTCAAAAAGATACAGAACTGGTATTGGTCACTCAGGTTATATGTAATCGTAGACCCTGCAGACAATTCTGTAACACTATCTAAAAAGCTTTTCAGCCATATCCGTAAGTATTCGGATACGGCTGATAAAGCCGTTGTGTTTGTTTTTCGTGTGTCTGGCAGCGGATTGTTTGCTTTTATGGTCAATCCAAATATTGAGAAGCCTACACAGCTTTGCGATATACAATACAATGATAAGTACAAGTGTATAGGTTTCGAAACACTCAATCCATCTGTTGGGCGTATCCTTTATGATTACAATTTACCTGCTGAAAGCAAATGCAAGTTATCGGTATCAGTAAAAGAAACTAACAACAAACTATATTATCAGATTGAAAAGCCGTCTAAACATGAATAAAGAGATAAAGTATAACGGACTATCGACCGTTCCACCTGACAATACTTGTCAAGATGGAGACTCTGCAATGCTGTTGAACCTCGTTCCAGAAGATGGTGCGTTAAAACCTGTGTCGGCTCCTAAATTATTACTCCAGCTTGGAGAGAATAAAAAAGTTATCTACATTCATAAAACGATATCCTTTTCTAATTATATTATACAGGATATCAAAACATTTGAATTATATGTTCTAAATGCTAATGAGAAACTTTTTGAAAGGGCAGTTTCTCTTGGTGCTTATCGTTCGCTTTCTCATGTGAACGCCATTGGAAACACCTTACTACTCTTTACAGAAGAGTATATTATCTATTTCCTATGGAAGCAGGGACAATATGTTATGCTTGGAAATCATGTGCCTAATTTACAATTATCTTTCGGACTAAGAGGCAAACCTCGCATATACTCTCTCTCTGATGAGAGTCACTCTACCTTTAATGTGAACTTTGAAAGGATAGATGAAAGTAGATTATATGAAGTGTGGACAGAAGATAATCAGAAGAAAATTACTTCACAGATTATGGCGAAAGTAAACAAGTTTCTTGCTGATCAGACCATCAAGGAAGGACGCTTTGCCCTACCCTTCTTTGTTCGTTATGCCTTAAGATTATATGACGGCTCTTTAGTGTGTCATTCTGCGCCAATACTGATGAATCCATCCACAAAGACTGCTCCAGTTGTCTTCTGGAATAGAGTAAGTGGCAAAGAAGGATATACAGAGGCTGAATGTGACATCATGCTTGTTTCGGCAGGGATAGATTATCAGCTTCTACCAGACGGAGAAAACTCACATCTTCGAATGAATGATTGGAAAGACATTATCAAGTCTGTTGATGTATTTATATCTAAGCCAATATATACCTACGACCAAAGTGGTAACTGCAAATCTTTTGCAGACACGGATAATCTTGATACTAAATTTATTGGCGCACTGGATATCTCAAGATTTTCAGATGAAATGACCATAGAAAGAGCAGGTCTCATAAACGTACCTGTCAGAAAAAGAGCAGAAGACACAGCATTATTGCCTATCTCTGTTAATGGAACAGACCTAACAAGTGGTACGCCTGGAGGACGTGAGAATCCTTTGGGTAAATATTATGTCGAGTGGAAATACAGCAAGCTTTATACGCTTTTCTTCTCTAAGGATTCAACATATCCAAAAACAACTATTAGTCTACCAGAGCATACGGATGATAAGAATAGAGAGATGCTGGAGAATGTACAGAATTTCTATTTTCTTAAATCTATCAGTATTAACGAACTCTCTACAAGTGAACGCAAAGATATTGTTGTTAACAAAGAGTATCTTCAGTCGCTGACTACAAGAGAAACAATGACAGACGATTACTTGTCACATGACCGAATTACAGCAAAATACTCACAGACATATAATGGACGTATAAACCTGTCTGGTATACGTCGTGAGTTGTTTCAGGGGTTTATGGCTGGTTCCATGTTCTCATATGCTAATAATAGTGAAGCAAGTTGGGAATTGAAAAAAGATGGTAAAGTCCTTTTGGACTTTGGTTCATTAGATTATCGTGACATATCTATACAGACTATGATAGAGGAAGGTGGTGAGAGATATATTGTGAATAGCTATGTTAGCTCACACCTCGCTCCTTTTGTGTCAAGTATGTACACTAATGGTGACTTTGCTCCAACTTCATGGGGTTGTTACGTCTTTTATCCTAATACTCATGCGACAATGATGCGTATACACGCAGGTATTGATACGTACGAAGTGAAGCTTAAACCACACGACTTCCTTAATGGTGCGTATGGTGTCATCGATTACGAACTTATAAGAAAGCAAAACACAACACATACCGAACCTCCGACAAAGCTTGAGAACATTATAGACGTTCCTAACAAGATATATACCTCTGAAATAAATAATCCGTTCTTCTTCCCTGTTACTGGGATTAACACAATAGGTACAGGTAGGATATTGGGAATTGCTACAGCTGCAAAAGCTCTTAGCGAAGGACAGTTTGGGCAGTTCCCTCTCTATGCTTTCACAGATGAGGGCGTATGGGCATTGGAGGTAAACTCTACTGGGGGCTACTCTGCCAAACAGCCTATCACACGTGACGTGTGTCTATCATCGAAAAGTATCACGCAAATTGATTCAGCTGTTCTATTTACAACTGATAGAGGTATTATGCTCTTGCAAGGTTCACAAGCAATGTGTATCTCTGACGTTCTCAATGGAGAGAACGCTGTACCAATAACTGTGTTACCTAAGATTGATAAAATCTTAGAACATGCAGACTTGTCGAAAGGTACTCTAAGGATATTACCTTTTATGGATTTTGTTCGTGATTGTCGAATGATATATGACTATGAGCATCAACGAATCATCGCTTACAACACCAGCAAAGAGTATAACTGCAATTATGCTTACATGTTCTCACTAAAGTCAAAACAGTGGGGAATGATGCAATCCAATATTGCAGATAATGTAAACTCCTACCCTGATGCACTTGCTGTACTTTATGATGGCAGCCTTGTTAATTTCTCTGATGAGACCGACGAGGTTTATAAAAGTATTGTTGTGTCACGCCCAATAAAACTTGATACTTATGACATTCATAAGTCTGTTGATACTATCATACAGCGTGGCGTGTTTAAGAAAGGACATGTGAAGTCTATTCTCTATGCCTCTAATGATTTGTATAACTGGGTTCCAGTATGGTCATCTATAGACCATTACTTACGTGGGTTTAGAGGAACACCTTATAAATACATTCGTATAGTACTACTTGCTAATCTTTCAAATAATGAAGGAATTACTGGTTGCTCGGTGCAATTCACACCGCGATTAACCAACCAGCCGAGATAGTTTAGGTTTTTAGTTTATAGGTTAAGATTGATTTTTACGAAAAGGGCAGTTCTACGTGATGTAGCGCTGCCCTTGTTTATTACCATGGTTTTAACTTCCTCCTTACCTTACCCATTCTCGACATAAGAGAAGTACGTATCTTTATTTTTGTATCTCTTAATTTACTTTCCCAACGCTCTGCACTTTGTGGAAATGTTATGCTCAACCAATCTGATAGGACGCTACACACAAGAAACTCATGTATGTACTCTTCCAACATCTTAACAGTAGTCATTGAAAAGTTGTAAGGAAGTATAAGTTTAATAGTGTATGTATCTGGCTCTTGTAAGACATCATCAAGCACTTCTTCTGTGTCGGGTAATTCTTCTTTTGCGTATGGGTATAGTAATTCCACGCATTCTGCATGAGCTAAGTTAAGAATGCGGGTAACACGATCTATATTGCCGTCTTGAACAATGTCAAACACTTGATGTTTGGCGTGTTCTGTATCTTGTGGCATAATATCAGCCTCAACAAAAGAATAGTTACTGGCGTCATATAGCAGTTCCTTGCGTTTGAAAGTCAGCGTTACAACTTTTTTTTGCTGTTCTGATTCATACTGTTTACAACAATTCATAAGCGTCTTTACTTAATAGGTTGGGCGTGTTGGTCGACTCCGCTTATATAGCGCGCGTTTTACATTCTCAAGGCTAACTGTTGAATGCCCTGCATACACCTCTGCATCTTCTTTGTTAGTAATAGCAAACCAATCGGCAAGTGTCATATCAACCAAATAAGAGTGTATACCATTGCCAAGACTATCCGCAGAAGCGTTATTGTAATTTGAAGGTAACTTAAAAACTAAAGTCAATTGCCCATTATTATCAATTTCGCTAATCATACGATTATTACTCGTACTTCTATCTTCGTAGAGATATTCCCCTAAAAGACTCTTGAGAGAAGAAAAAGCATTCGCAAGGGAACGTCGTATCTGATAACTGTTCTCATCATCATCACTTGCTTGCATATTAGATGCAGCCTGATATGGTTTCTTCCCTTCTGCTTCTCTTGCTTGTCCTGTCAGATAAGCTTTGTTTTGAACATCATATATAAGCTCTCTAACTTCTTCGGTGACCGTTAGGTCTTTCTTGTTTTCTGCCATATAGTTTATTTTTAATGTTATTAATCGTATGTTGGACGTACTGGTTTCTTTTTGTAATAGGCTTTACGCATAACATCTTCCATATCCGTAGCCGCTGATGTTGCATAACCTTCTGCTTCATTCTTATTTGTGAATATATACCACTTACTTGTTATATTCATAACAAAGAAGCTGAACAAACTACGCTGCATACTTTCCTTAAGGTTGTCATCAAAGGAATTGGAAACCTCAAGTTCTAATATGTATTCATTATTCTCTTCACGCTCAGAACTTAGTAGCTTTTTTAGACTACCAGCAATCATATTCTTACTCTCATTCCAAAAGCGTTCGAGCATTGTCTTATCCTCATCAGTTGTAAAGATGCGATCGTATGCATTTTCGTCATTATCCATCTTTGCACCTGTATATGAAGTGGTCTTTGCGACTTCTTGATAAACTTCGTTTTTGCCAACTTTAAAAACAACCGTCTTCATACTTCTACCATCTGAATATGTTATAATTAACTCCTATTCCTATATAAGGATGCAAGTCTTTGCCATTACACCCATAACCAATTTGCAAGCCTATACCCCAACGTTTGGGTTTTTCTCGTATATAGTTATTGATTACTTGCGTCTTCTGATAAACAAATATACTATCAAGTTGAGGCTCATATCCACTTACCAACGCTTTATAGGTACTATCTTCGTACACCTTCTGAGTAATAGGAATAACAACCGCTGCGCTGTCACTCCCTACTTGTTCTACAGATTGAGACAAAAGACTATCGTTGTTATCAAACCCTTTAGAAACTTTGTTTGCAACAGGTAAGATATCCGTTCTGTACCTTACGATAAGACTATCCTTGGGAATAGGTTTATAATAAGGTATTGTGTCGTTATAGATAACCGTATCCCTTACCACATCGTAAGTGGGAGTAGATGATTTTATAGGCTTATAGATTAGCGCATAGCAAAGAATAACTATTGCGCTAATCATAAGTATTATTGTAAAAATATTCCTATTCTTCATGACTACAAATTTGAATATTCTTCTTTCGCATCGAAACAAGGGCAAGCCTTGATATACTCGTTAGGGGTTATCTTTCCATCCTTATTCAAGTCTGGAGAGAAATCACGATGACCTTGAATAACCGCTGTAGGATACTTCTTATGTAGCATCTTCAGTAGCGAGCGCAAACTTGCTTTCTGTGCGTCCGTGCGGTTATCTATCGGCTTACCGTTAGTATCTATGCCACCAATATAAGCAACATTGATAGAAACAGAATTAAAACCCTTAACGCCATTGCTTACTTTCTCCTCGTCAAGCAGCTGTGTAATCTTTCCGTCTGGACTGACTACATAGTGATAACCAGGATTAATCCAACCCTTTCGCTTGAACTCTTGCTTTAAGCCCTCAATCGTCTGTGACTGATGACTTGCGGTACAGTGAACCGCAATGTATTGTATATTTCTCATCTTACATTAATCGAATTTGGCTTTATTGTCGTTAATATCGACATTAGATGTTTTAAGATACTCACTAAGAAATGGAACTTTGTCAACCACCTTTAGTGTTAAAACGTAATAGACAAAGCCTGCCACTTTCCACATCGTTGTATTCTCAATGAGCATCATTCTCCAGTTACGAACGATATTGGTTGAATAGAACCAAATCGCTACACCACATAACGCTTTGACAACACCTAAAGTTTCTTCCCCTGCATGGAGGAAATAACCTGTAACGAAGATAGATGCGGTCATAACAAAGAACAATGCACAATGATAGAAGAATACCATTGATTTCTTTAGATTCCAGCGTTCGCCATGTTTCAGCCCTGCTACAACTCCAAAGATGTAATTCAGTGTGAAGACTATCAGCATGGCGTACATAAAGTCACGAATAGGAAAAAACAGACTTAGCATGCCGCTAACAATACTACACATAACGTATTTGAATTGTTCAAGGTAATTCATAATATAAGTAAATTTATTAATGTTCTTACTCCGAAGCCTATAGCTACACCTCCGACTGTCAGCCCCCAATCGATGATATCTGCCTTTCCGCCCCACATTCTATCCTTAAGTTCAAGTGCGGTTGCTACTCCTATACCTGCATACGCTGCACAATATAAGCTATTAGCACCAGCACCGATGAGTATACCACCTATAAGGTGTTTGTACCTGTTACTTTCTTTAAGCCATTTAATTACTTTTTTCATCTTGTTTTTACAATAAATTTCTACAAAAATAATATAGAGAAAACTATTGAAAGGTTTATGTTTGTAATTACGATAGTAAAGATATGATGAGGCTTCCTACTAAAGTGATGTAACATATCCCTTCTGCAATAAATGTAGCATTCTCTTTCCAACTCTTATGAATAAAGACAAGTGGGAACAATATCCACGATATGAGTAACCACGGTATGAGTAATGCTACTACTATCTGACTTGCCATTCCAAAGAGATAACCTCCTACATAATGTAGTACCTTGTTTTCAGTCCGATAGCAAGGTGAAGCGGCTACCATCAATAAACCTACACTCATCATTCCTGCAATATAAGCATACTTAGGCGGTAAGGTATGAAGAGAAGAGAATAACAAGATTGCTGCCGTCATTGTTGCCCACAAAGAAAAGCGAACATCACCTACATAATAGCTGAAACTACTCACGCTATCTGGTAACTCCTTTGCTTTCTTAGCTGCTACTATTGCCATTGCAACTGAAAGTACTACAGATAAGATGATTAAGTAAACCATGACTGCATATCCTTTTTATAAATCATATCCTTTTCTTTCCATCCCTCTGCAAGCGTATTAGTTACAAACGAAATGGCAGATAAATAAAATTCTTTCAGGTCCTCCTTTGTGCTAAACTGACGATACTTAGGGTCGTTCTCTTGTCCGAACTTAAACGTTACAGGCAGATTGCTTCCATCTGTAAGCATACACAAGTCGAAAGCTGCTTTGTAGTTAAACTGATTTTCTGCAGATAGATACACAAGGCTTCCTTCGTAGGTAAATCCTGTGAGTATCTTTTCATCAATCAGTTTATTGACATGTGTGGCTATATCGCCCTTTAGTTCTTCTTCTGTTGGCTTATGTCCATAATCCTTACGCCAGCAGTAACCGCTTTCGTCGCTGTCCTTGTCTTTGTCAAAGTCATAGAACAGCACGTAGTGGTCATCGGATAGACGTAACAAACTGTCGTTACGTTTCTTGGTTCCGTATACCTTAAAAAAATCTGTATTCATAGATGTATGTTTTAAGTGAATTTATATTTGAATTTATTTCCATCAAATGCTTCGCTTCTGATCATAGTTTCGAATGGAAAACCGTCTTTCATCTTTGCGACTTGGTCGAGTATAGATTTTAACTCCTCGGAGTTGGTAAAGAACTTACTGAACTCACGTGTTGCTTTGTCTCTAAATGAGATAAGATAGCGGTGGTCGCCATGCTTAGTTACCACGTCTTTTTCATAATCGTGTACCTCTATGGGACTGTTTACAATATCTGCAAGGCGTACGGTCTTACCTTGGAATCTTTTCTTTCCATCTTCAGGAGTATAGGTTACTCCCATCTCTGAAAATTTTCTCATCTCTCGTGTTGTTAATAATGTGTTTAATAGGTTTTTGCTATTACAATGTTTGCACAAGCCATAAAGCGAACCAACGATTTGTTGCCTACGCTTACGGCTTTTTACCTTATGTAGTTTGCGTGCGAGATGCTGTTTTACTCGTTTGCGCAAACGAACATGGGTTGGATAAATAACGTAACCAAGGAAATCAAGTCCCTCTGTAATAGGAAAGATACTATCGTTAGATTTGATAGTCTGCCCGATAGCCTCCATTCTTTCATGTACTATCTTCCTACATTCCCATAAGTACCGCTTGCTACCTGCAGCAATAACACCATCATCACAATAGCGATAGAAATGCTTAATACCATAGCGGTCTTTTAGGTAGTGGTCCAGATACAAAGAAAGCAAAAGATTTGCAAG